ACTACTTCGTCGACATGGGCATTGAGTCGGTGCTCGACCCGTTCATCGGCAAAGGGCTCACGCTCGCTCACGCCCTCCCGTTGGGGATCGGGGTCTATGGGATGGAACTCAATGCGAAGCGGCTCGAAATCGCGAAAGGGCTCGCCTACACCCTGAGGGTTGGGACATGACGAAAACGAAAGGACGGGCCGCTGTGACGAGGGAGTTCCGCACCCTCGAACGGCTCGAAGTGACGTACGTGCCGATTGAGGCGCTGACCCCGAACGCGTACAACCCGAACCGGCAGAGCGACCATGATTTCGAGTTGCTCAAGCGGTCGATGACCGAGGACGGGTTCACACAGCCGATCATCGTGAGGGAGGTGGACATGATGATCGTCGACGGCGAGCACCGCTGGCGTGCAGGGAGGGATCTTGAGTATGACGAAGTCCCCGTCGTGTTCGTCGATTTCAGTGACGAGCAAATGAAGATCAGCACATTGAGGCACAACCGGGCGCGGGGAAGCGAGGACATCGCCCTGAGTGCCGAGGTGCTGAGGGATCTCGAAAAGCTCGGCGCGTTGGAGTGGGCGCAAGATTCCCTCATGCTCGACGACACGGAGATTGAAGTTCTACTCTCTGATGTCACCGCACCCGAGGCGCTCGCGGGGCAGGAGTGGAACGAGGGGTGGGAGCCGTCGAAGACCGAACTCGACGCACCGGATAGCGGCACACGCTCGACCGAGCGGAAGGATGTCTCGGTCACCGCCGATGCGTCCGACCGGCAGCGTGAGATCGAAGCCAAGATCAAGGAAGCGAAGTCCGAGGACGAGCGGCAGATGGTGCGCCGAGAACTGGACACACACCGCATCGTCGCCGTCTTCTCCGGGGAACAGAGCGAGATCGTGAAGAAGGCGCTCGGTCGACAACAGGCCGAGAGGATCTTACATCTTTGTACGAAGGCGGTGGCCGAGGGCGACTTACCATCGGAGTGAGGATCGTGTTCTACGACGGCGATAGGATGTGGGTCGAGTTGGATCAGTGTCCGGGGTGTGGAGTAGATCATCCCGAACTCGAATTCAAACGAGTCGATGGTCGGTTGGTAGCATCATGCTATCAATCAAAGTCAACACTTGTCTATGATGAGGAGAGCAAGAAAGTCTCTTTAGTTCGATAGCGAACAAACACCGAAGGTGTGAGTTGATTTATAGGTTCTAAGCCACGAGGAGAGGTGTACCATGCCAAGCCATACGGAAGAAGAAAGACGCAGGCGGAAGGAGCAAGAGGAAGCCGCTAGGCAGCGCAAGCGGTTCACTCCTTCCCGTCCGGTTCGTGGTGTTGGACGCACGCCCCCGAAGCGAGGCAGCCAGAAAAAGAAATGACCCTCACGTACGCCACCCTCGAAGTCAGTCAGGCCGCATGGGGCGAGATCCTCGCCAGGGTAACAGAGGCAGGGCACGGGTTCCGGCTCAACCATCGGGGCGAGATCGACATGCAGGGCATCGCAGTCGTGAAGGCTGAGGGTGTGACGGCGCTCACCCCGACCCGTCGCACGATGCTCAACCCGAGAGGGGCGAGCCCGGACGCGACGGGCTGGTAGGATGCCGAACGCAACCAGGGAAACGAGGGCGCTCGACCCGACAAAAGACCTGTGGGAGAAACAGGAAGACGAGAGCGACCCGGCATATGCGGCGTTCACCCGATACCGGATTCAAGGCCGGGGCGAGCGCAACCATGATCGGGTAGCGGATGAGTTGGGGAAGTCGGTCCAACTCATCAGTCGATGGTCTTCGGTGTGGTCTTGGCGTCCGCGAGTGATCCAATGGGACCGGACTGAGGACATCCGATTGATCGAAACTCATTGGGAGGAAATCGACCGGATGGCGAAGCGGCACGCCGGTCAGGCCGCGGCGACAGGTCAGATCGTGATGGCTCCCGCGATGGCGATATTCAAGCTGATCCAAGAGAGGCCGGACGCGTTCTACGAGTATTTCCAACGACCGGACCCGGACGATCCCGAGCGGACGCTGATCGACTTCGACAGGCTCGACAGAGTGGTGGCGATGGCGATGACGGCGGCGAGGTTGCTGCCTGCGGTGCACGCGATGGAGCGGGTGGCGAGGGGTATGCCTGCCGAGGTGAAGGACGAGCAGGCGGACCCTCGGGCCGCGGCGTCTCAGTACCTCATCGGCGACCCGGTGAAGCGGCGGAAGGCCCAGGAGTTGTTCGCCATCGTGCACGGGTCGACGATGCCCGCGCTACCTCCGAGCGTGGTGGGTGAAGATGAAGACGCTTAGACTCGCGTGGTCCTGCCTGACGCTATTCCCGAAGTGGTTGGCGGACGCGATGGACGATTGGGTTCGGAGGTTGCGATGAAGAACTTCTTCACTGACATCACATGGCAGAAGCTCGTCCTCTTGCTCGTGGTGATCCTCATTCTCACGAGGCTGTTCGCGCCCGATGTGGCTGAGTGGGCGCTTGAAGGAATCAGAAGCATGACGCAATCCGTTATGAACGCCCTCGACCTTGGAGGTTAAGATGAGACTCTCGCTCGCAGTCGCGGCGATCCTACTCGCCGCTCCCCTGGTTGGACAGCAGACCGTCGTGGTTCCCGACGTGCAGATCACGAACGAACATCCGATCACGAACGAGATCACGATTGAGGTGATGAGCGATTCCGTCCGGCTCGAACGCATCGCAGCCGCGGTCGAGGACATCGCCGCGATTCTCGCTGAGTGCGGATGTGCGGAGCAGTCGTCGACATCCACGGTCGTCCGCATCGGTCAGGGTGCGCTCGTGTTGGCCGCGTTCTTCATTGGGTTCCAAGTGAAGCGGGTGGCGGACTACAACGACCACAGCAAGCACGAGGAGCCGAGCAGCGACGAGCCGTCCGAGGGCTATCCCGAATCGAAGTGACGCGGGCGGCGGCGGCGGCGGGGCTGGCGTGGCGAACAACTCAGACGGCGCGGCGGCGGGCGGGCGGCCCCTGGATTCCGAGCGCCCTCCCAAATTCAAAAGTCATATATCTGAGTCTGAAAAATTATGCCTCGAAGTAACAGCGGACCGCCCCCGGTCCTGACCCTCGACAATTTTGCAGCGGATTCTATGAATTGGGCGAGGTCCATGCCCGCGGGGTTTGCTCGGTACGCGTCACACGGGAAGTGGCAGATCGCGAAGCATCTTCTCGTGGTGCAGGCGTATCTCTTGGCGATGATGGATGATGTCTTCGACAACCTCATCATCAGTATGCCGCCGAGGCACGGGAAGTCGATGTTCATTTCTCAGTTCTTCCTTGCGTGGTATCTCGGCAACTACCCGAACAACCAGGTGATTCTCACGTCGTACGAGGCGGGGTTAGCCGGTCTGTTCGGCGGGCGTGTGCGCGATGCGATGGTCGAGTTCGGGCCTGAGTTGTGGGGCCTCGACGTGCGTCCCGACAAACGTGCGGCGACGGATTGGGAACTCGTGGGCCGGGATTCGATGGGCATTCCTGTGACCGGTGGGATGCGTTCCGCGGGTGTGGGCACCGGGGTCACCGGGCGCGGCGGCAACCTCATCGTGATCGACGACCCGTTCAAGGATGCCCTCCAAGCGAATTCGCCGAACTACCGCGAGCGTGTGTGGCAGTGGTATATCTCGACGCTGTTCCCGCGGCGTGAGCCGGGTGCCAAGCAAATCTGTGTGATGACCCGGTGGAACGAGGACGACTTGGTCGGGCGTCTGATTGAGGAAGTGGAGGAGCAAGAGGGTGAGCGGTGGGTGACGCTGTTCCTGCCCGCGATCTACGACGACGACAGCGTGCCCGACCCTCTCGCTCGTGAGCTTGGCGAGGCTCTGTGGCCTGAGCGGTGGCCGCTAGAGGAACTCGAACGCATCAAGGCGACTCAAACGCCGTATTGGTGGGGCTCCCTCTACCAACAGCGACCGGCCCCGGTCGAGGGCAACATCTTCAAGCGGGCGTGGTGGAGATTTTGGGCACCGCCGGACATCATCGAATCGTTGCCGCCGGTTCGGTTGCACGGGCTCGACGATCCGTCTATCCTCGAACCGCTTCCAGGGCTTGAGTTCTCGGCGCAGTCTTGGGACTTGGCATTCAAGAAAGGGATCAACACGTCTTATGTGGTCGGTCAGGCGTGGGGCAGAGCAGGCGCGAACGCGTACCTCTTGGATCAAGACCGTGCGCGGCGCGACTTCCCCGAGACGCTCAACGCGATCCGCAACTTCACCACGGCTCACCCGGACATCGAAACGAAATGGATAGAGGACGCGGCGAACGCAGCGGCGACTCTGTCGATCTTGGGCAAGGAAATTCCGGGGATGATTCCCGTCCCGGTGGAAGGCAGCAAGACGGACCGAGCCATCGCCGTCGCGTCCTACGCTCAGAGCGGGAACGTCTACCTTCCGCACCCGGCGATTGCTCCGTGGGTGTTGGACTTCATCGAAGCGGTTTCGGTGTTCCCGAACGGGTCGGATGACGACGAGGTCGACACGATGAGCCAAGCCCTCCGCAAGATGTTCAAGCCGGACGAGAAGCCAAGTATGTTGTGGTCGAGAAAACACCGAGGGAGGTTGAGTAAATGACCGACACAGCGAAGCGGCAGTCGAAGGCGATGGGGATGTTGCGGGCGTTGGGCGATCTCGTGACACGCGCAGGGCTCGCGGCGCGGCTCGGTCAGACGTACGCCGGGGAGCGCGACCTATACAATTCGTTCGGCTACCGGCGCGACCCTGAGTTCGACGACTACCTCTCTTATTATCTGCGGGGCGACATCGCGGCGAGGGTGGTCGACCTCTCGCCGAAGACGACGTGGCGGCACGACCCGGAGATTCGGTCAGACGACCAAGCATTCATTGACGCCATCGACGAAATGAACAAGCGGAATCGGCTGTTTCATTTCATGGAGCGCGTCGACGAGATCAGCGGCATCGGGCAGTTCGGGATTCTTCTTCTCGGCACGACCGGCTCGAAGATCACCGAGGAACCGTCGCAGTTGAGGGGACCGGAAGACATCGTGTACCTCTCGGCGTTCCATCAAGGCAGCACCGAGATTGTGAAGTTCGACGAGAACAGCGAGAGCCCGCGGTTCGGTCAGCCGGTCATGTACGCCATCGACCTCACGGGCACGACGGTCGGGCAGAGCGGCCTCGGTGGCACGCGTGGCATCCAGACGGACGGCAGCCGGACGGGCGCGACGACTCAGATCCCGTGGCAGCGTGTGATCCATGTTGCCGAGAACACCATCGAAGACGACGTGTACGGTCAGCCTCGGCTCGCTCGTGTGCTCAACCGGATCGACGATCTGTTCAAGGTGCTCGGCGGCAGTGCCGAATTGTATTGGCAGAACGTGGCCGGGATTTGGCACGCCGACATCAGCCCCGACGTGACGGTCAGCCCGGAGGATCTCGACAAGTTCGAGGACGACATGCTCGCCGCTCGACAGGGAATTACTCGGCTGATTCAAACGAGGGGAACGGAACTCGGGCTCATCACCGGATCGTCGACCGATCCGACCGGCACATACGACGCGTTGAAACAGGTCATCAGTGCAGCCGCCGAAATTCCCGAGCGTGTGCTGTTCGGCTCCGAGCGTGGACAGTTGGCGGGCGACCAAGATCAAAAGGAATGGCAGGCGCGGATCGCGGCCCGGCAGAATCAGTATGCCGAGCCGATCATCCTGCGGCAGACCCTCGACCGGTTCATCATGCTCGGCGCGTTGCCTGCCCCTGCCGGTGGCTACGAGGTCGATTGGCCCCCGCTCGACGCACCTTCGACATCGGACCGGGCCGAGACAGCGGCGAAATTCGGCGAGGCGATCAGCAAGCTCGCCCCTGCCGGGGCTCCCGATCTCATCATGCCCCCGTGGGAAGTGCGCGAGCACATCTTGGGCCTCGACCCGACACCGCCCGAGGCCCCGGAAGGGTTCGATGTGTTCGGCGACTTGCTCGAACCGAAGCCCGAACCGGTCCCCGAGCCCCTCCCCGTGCCCCTGGAAGCCGTCGAGTGAGATTTTCCGCATCCTCAAAATCCTCAGAATTATCGGAAACCGTCAAAAACGGCTCCACCAGTTCACGTGTAACGGGCTTCGGCGGGTGCCCTCGACCATCAACACCTCCGGTTTGAGCACATGCCGATCTTCACATACAGGTGCGACAACGGTCACGAGATCGACGATCTCCGACATCGTGACGAGCGGAACGACGCCTTCGTTTGTCCGTCGTGTAAGGCTGAGGGAAACGACGCCCTCATGGTCCGGGCAGGTATCGAATTGCAGAAGCGACCGTTCGTGGTTGGCGGGACGTGCATCGTCTACAAAAGCTGAGGGCACATGAAGCTCAAGGATCTGATGAGGCTGTGTTACAATGCAGGGTTCGACGACGTGGACGGTTTCGACGCGTGGTGGGCATCGGAGGGCGAGGAGCGGCAGGACGAATTCCTCGACGAGACAGCGACCGAGACTGAGGACGATGCCCCTTCCGACCCCTAGAACTCGCGAGCGTCGGTCCGACTTCATCAGCCGGTGCATGGGCAACCCTCAGTCCGTGAAGGACTTCCCCGATCAATCTCAGCGCGGCGGTGTGTGCGCGAGTCAGTGGGATCGGCGGCGGCGGAACAGACGGTGGGATCGGGTCAGGTATCGCACGCTCATCCACCGCAACGACCCGACGAACACGGGCGGGATTATCCGGGCGTACATCGCCGACTTCAATCGACGGTGGCGGAAGATTATTGATCTGATCGTCGAAACGGTCGTGGTGAACAACGCCCTCCATCTTGGCGAACCATTGTCGGACATCTTCGAGTTGGTCGCGGCGCAGGCGGCGGGTCCGTTTCAGTTCCGTCAGGACGCGGGGAAGGTCGAGGATTTCAACAATTGGCTGAGTAACCTACTCGACGACGACGTTCTCGAAGTGCGTCGAAGCTCGACCGGGCGCGTCACGAATAACTCGAAATGGCAAGACACATTCGTTCGGTCCGCGTACAGTCGCGGGCTCAATCATGCCGAGCAGGCGTTGCGAAGCCAGGGCATTCCGTTCGACAGCCGGACGGTGTCGGATCTGTTCAACGCTCCGCTCCATCGAGGCGCTCTCGAACTTCTCTACACTCGGCAGTTCACGGATCTCCAAGGCATCACGACGGAGGTTAGCGATCAGATTTCGAGGGTGCTCACCGAGGGGCTCGCGACCGGTCAGGGTCCGCTCGACATGGCCCGCACAATGCGGAAGCGCATTGAGGTCATCGGCATGACTCGCTCGAAGGTGTTGGCTCGGACGGAGATCATTCGGGTACACGCTGAGTCGACGTTGAACCGGTATCAAGACGCCGGGGTCGATCAAGTCACGGTGTTCGCTGAGTTCGTTACGGCGGGCGATGACCGGGTGTGTCAGACATGTCAGGACTTAGAAACGGGCGAGGCTATCGCGCTCAACGAGGCGCGGGGAGTGATCCCGGTGCACGCGAACTGCCGGTGCGCGTGGCTCCCGGTGCTGCCTGACTGATGGACGAGCCACTCGTGAAACCGCCCACAGCGAGCTTCGGCGCGGCGGCTCGTGGTCGCCCTGACCGCGGCAAGAAAAGCGCGAACGAAGTCGCCCTCGAATACGTCGCTCGCCGACTTCAACACGACGCGTTCAACGGGCAGATCGTGCTCCATGTGAACAGCGGCATCATCCGCAAGACGGAAACCCGCGACTTCGTGACGACCGAGGATCTATTGACAGGCAAGGCGGACACGGGTTAGCTGTTCCTTGTTGGTGGAGCGCCAGGGGATCGGTCTTGCTTTTGTCGGTGAGCCGGTCCCCGTCCTCCATCCGACCGGGAACCCCCACTCGGAACCCCGGTGTTGAGAGATAGACTTTCAAACACCGGACGGTATGCCGTACATCAGCGTCGGACGCATGAGGGTCAACGGGGTCATCGACCCCGGCCTCGTGACGATCAGTGAGAACGCTGAGGGGATGGAGATTCTCAACTTCCCCATCAAGGCCCTCCGCGAGCAGATCCTAAACTGCATCAACTGTCTGCCGGGTGGCGAGTTCGTTTCCGCGGCTGAGATCAAGAAGTCTGTCGCGAATTGGAACGGCATCCCACTCACGGTCGACCATCCTCGGAACTCCGATGGTGAACTCGAATTCGCGCAGCGTGACCGGGAGTTCCTCGAATCCATCAAGGTCGGCGAGATCAACAACGCTCGCTTCATCAACGGATTCCTGTGGGTCGACGCTCACCTAAATCGCGTCCTCGCTGCGACGACCGTCGAGGGCCGTGGCATCATCGCCGCTCTCTTGGGTGGCGGTCAGGATGTCGAGATCAGCACCGGGTACGGGATGGAGTTGGAGTTCCGGTCAGGCACGCATGACGGCGAGCGATTCCACTTCGCTCAGACCGACATCATGCCGGACCACCTCGCCCTCTTGCCCATTGGGCAGGCCGGGGCGTGCAGTGTCGAAGACGGGTGTGGTGCGGCTCGTGCCGCTCAGGCGCTCGTCGCAGCCGCAGCCCGACACGAACCGGAGGAGCATGTGCCCGATCCTGAGAAAGTAGATCACCGCATCCTTGCGGCGATCAAAAGTCTTCTCGGCTTTACTGAGAAGAACGACCCCGCGGGCGACCCCGCGGGCAACGCCGCCGACCCCCCGGAAGGGGAACCCAATCCGGGGGAGCCGGGCGGCACTCCCCAGTCACAAGAAGGAGACGAGACTATGGATAGGGAAAAGACTATCCTTGCCCTCGTCGCGTCGGACAAGGCTGATTTCTCGAAAGAGGAATTGGAGAAGTTCGCCGACGAGAGGCTGACTAGCCTCGCAACGCTCGCCGGGTGCAGTTGTGCGGATGGGTCAGCAGGAAAAGACCCGCCTGCCGATCCCCCGAAGGGGAATGCCGAAGACGGATCGGATGGTTCTGATCCGCCCGAGGGGAAAGACCCGGCAGCGACTCCGAGCCCCGCTGGTTTGACGCCCGAGCACATCGCGGCGTTAGACAAGATGGTGGCTTTCTCGAAGAATTTCGAGGCGTTGGAGGCCCTGGTCAGCAATGCTCAGGCGACCGCCGATGCGGAACGCGAGGAGTTGGTCGCCACCCTCACCGCGAACGAGCGGTGTGTGGTTGGTAAAGAGGATCTTGAGGGCTTGCCCCTCACGGTTCTCCGTGGGATGAAGCGTTCGTTCGAGGTCGTGGATTACAGCGGCGTCGGCGCACCACGTTCACTCGGTATCACGGACGAAGACGACCAGGGGTACATGCCTCTGCCGGACATCACTCCGAAGGCCGCAAGCTCAGGGGGTGACGAATGACCAACACGATCTTCCTCAAGGGCTCGGGCATCATCAAGGAAGCCGTTGCAGCGGCGGCGGGGATTCTTCCCGGTCACCGGCTCGACGTGACCTTGAATGCGGGTGTTCTCGAAGTCGGTGTGGGTGCGGCAGCGACGGCGCTCGACGCCGGTCGTGCCGCGTTCGCGGTCGAGAATTCCGAGATCGGTCAGGATATTACTGACGCGTACGCGGACGACTCACAGGTCAAGTATGTTGTCGGCCACAAAGGCGACGAGGTACAGGCCCGTGCAGTCGATTCATTGACTTGGAGCACGGGTGCCCCGCTGTATGCGGCGGCAGGGGGTCGGGTGACGGACGTGCCCGGCAACGGGGTCCAAGCCCTCGGTTACGCTCTCTCGGATGTCGCGGGAAG